GTATATACTCAATTTGATGACACAGTTGATTTAACAGGAACAAACTTTTATGCGGTAGTTGGTCCTAACGATAATGATACTGGAGATTATCGAATTTATAAATGTTTAGATAACGATAACGGTGCATCTGCTGAATCTCCTCCTACATTTGACAATGCTAACTTAAATCAAATTTATGAAACAGCAGACGGTTATGTATGGAAATATATGTATCGTTTAACAACATTACAGTTTGAAGGATACAATGCATTAGGATATATTCCTATTGACCCAGCAGCGGTTATTGAACCTGCTGAAGTTCGAGGTGGGGGTATTTCTGATATTCAAGTTGAGAACCAAAATGGTAACCAAGGTTATCAACAAAAATTTGGAGTGTTGGATTTTATCTTTGGTAGAACAGGTGGCGGTAATGTTCACGGAGAAGTTTCAGTTAGACTTGACCCTGTGAATAATGACTTATCTTCAATTGATAACTATTATGTTGGTCAATATCTTTACATTACAAATCCAAGCTCAAGTGTTACGAATCTATTTAAAATAGATTATTATAAATTTAATGAAGCAAGTGGTTTGGCTGAAATAAGAGTAGGTCCTGAACTTGCGAATCCTTCAAGAGGAAACGTTGAAGGTGCAACACAAGCAAACCCAGTTGTCATTACATCAGTAGGTCATAATCTTGTATCAAGACAACCTATTCGTTTTAGAGATGTAGGTGGTATGACAGAATTGAATGATGACGACGGTGATGGAAATCCAGTTTATTATGTAGTACCAATCGACGATGATACATTCTCATTAAGAACAGACCCAAATTTAGCAAATAATTTAGACGGTTCTGGATTTGGTGCATTTACATCAGGCGGAACATATGAAGCTGATAAGGATTTAATCACTGCAGGAGTTAAAGTAAACGGACCTGCTAATATTATTCCTAGAGTTGATATTAAAGGAGATGGTATTGGGGCGGTCGCAATTCCTGTTCTTGAAGACGATGTAATTAATTCAATCACAGTATTAAATAAAGGCTCAGGATACACAAACGTTATCGCAAATGTAATTGACCCTGCAGTCGACTTTAATCCTGATGACCCAACAACGACAGATGTAAGATGTAAGATAAGACCTATTATTGAACCAAACGGTGGTCACGCATATAATTTAATTGATGAATTAAAATGTAAACATTTTGGAATGTATGGATATATAACTGCAGAAGACAATACTCATATCGGTGATGTAAATACTTACGGTGCTTTAGGTATTGTAAGATCACCTCAATTTAGAAGTGTAGGATCCGGGTCATGGAGAAGTGGACAGTCAAATGCTGTTTCATCTCCTGATGTTTTTGATAATCGTATCGCAGTCACAACCGACGATTATGGAAGTTTAACAGCAAATAGTACTGTGACACAAATTGATGGAAGTAATGAGATTACATTTACCGCACAAGTACATGAAATTGACGCATCAGCAAACACAGTTTATTTAGCAGAATTTATGGGTCCAAACAGAAATAATATTCTTGTAGGTAATGGAGATACATCATTTAACCCTAATCTTGATATTGTATCAGATACAGGACAGAGAATCACAATAAATAATCCAGTAGCAGACAATATTGTATATTCTGATTATATACAAAGAACAGGTGAAGTATATTTCATGGAAGACTTCTTCCCATTAGCAAGAACCGACTTATCAAGAGAAGAATTTAAGTTTGTATTGGAATTTTAAGGAACGTAAGCAAAGATGCCTATTAATAAAAATTTAAACATTGCTCCATACTTCGATGATTACGATGTAGAGAAACAGTTTTATCGAGTTATGTTCAAGCCCGGCTATGCCATTCAGGCAAGAGAGCTTACGCAATTACAAACAATGCTCCAAGGCCAGGTAGAAGCTTTCGGAGATAATATATTTAAAGAAGGTTCAGTTGTAAAAGGATGTAACTTTACAGAACTTGATGACCTTCAATTCGTTAAAGTTAACGATGGCCCGTCCGGATTTAATGCAACATCTTATATTAGTGGTCCTGCTGTAGAAACACTTCAGGGTCAAGAAGTTGAACTCGATTATGTTTATGAAATTGTTGGTCAATCAACAGGATTGAGAGCAGAAATTGTTCAAGCATCAACAGGTTTCCAAACAAGACCACCAGATTTAAACACATTCTATATTAACTATTTAAATACAACATCAGCGGCAACTCAATTCCAAGCTGGTGAAAACCTTGTAATTAACAGACACAAATACTTAAGAGGTACAACTCAAGAAACTCTTAATTCTGAGCCAGTCATAACTCAAGGACTTGCTGTAAGTGCAGGTATTAGTACTCCTCATGTAGGTAAGTCTTTTGGTATCGAAGCTGCTCCTGGTATTATATTCCAAAAAGGTCATTTTATCTTTGTTGCCGAACAGAGACTTATTGTTGAGAAATACAGCAATTCGCCTAACGATAAATCTGTAGGTTATTTAGTATCTGAATCACTTATTAATGCTTTACAAGATTCAAGCCTATACGACAATGCAAACGGTTCTAAAAATGAAAACGCACCGGGTGCTGATAGATTAAAACTTGTACCTACGCTCACAGTTAAAGATACATCAACTGCAGCTGCAGATTCTGACTTCTTTACATTAGTTCGTTATCAAAACGGTAATGCAATTACTGTTCGCGACGTTTCACAATATAACGTATTAGGTGATGAACTTGCTCGAAGAACATACGAAGAGTCAGGTAATTATATTTTAGAACAATTCCCATTAAGTACTGATGACCGTATTCCTGAAGGTCAATCTAATACAGAGGTCCAAGTTATTGTAGGACCTGGTACTGCTTATGTCAAAGGTTATAGAATAGAAAATTCTGGAGATCGTGCATTTACAATTGACCAAATCGCAACGACTGAAGAAATTACAAACCAAAATGTTTCTATGGAATATGGTAATTATCTTGAAGTTGAAGATACGGCAGGTTGGAACGGAAAATTAGATATTGGTCTTGGTTCTGCAGCAAATCCTCAAACATCTTCAAACCAAGATATGGGTGATGTATATGTTCAGAATTTAACAAAGAATAGAATTTATTTACATAGCGGTTCTTATAGTGGTGTATATAATTTATCAGACTTAGATAGATTCAGCGACGGTAATGGTTATGTTCAAGTAAAACAAACTGGTGCTGCTCCTTTATTAAGAGAAACAAATAAAAAGGCATTAGTTTTTGATACAGGTGTAAATGGATTATTTGGAACAAACAATACGCTGATTCCTGTAAGAGCTTATGTTCCTGCTACACATTCCAACGGAACAATTACTTTAACGGCAAACCCAGGTGAAGATTTTAATTGTTCACAAGATGACATATTAGTTGTTGATAGTTCTTCAGTACAACATGATGCTACAACATCAACTGCATTAAATAATTCACAGCTGAATATTCAAATTTCTAATACAGCTGCCACGAATGTGTCAGTTTATTATAACAAGAGATTAATTGGTTCAACCGACGGTGTTGACCCATATAATAAAGTTGTAAGATCACCTTATATTAAATTTGCATATAATAATGCGCAATCCAAATACAGTTTAGGATTCCCTGATGTATTTGACATTATTAGTATTGTGGATTCTTCAGGCGAAGATTATTCAAACAGCTTTAGATTAAGAACAAATCAAAAAGATACTTATTACGATATTTCATATTTAGAATATATTGAAGGCAGACCTCAACCGTCAGGAACAATGACAGTTCAGTTAAAAGTGTTTCAAGTCAATACATCTACAGGTGAACACTTCTTCTCAATTAACAGCTATCCTAATTCATTAGAAGCTTGGGAGATTCCTTCTTATGTATCTGGGTCAGGAACAGTTTATAATTTAAGAGATTGTTTTGATTTCAGAGCACATGTGAATAAAGATGCTTCGGCTGATTATAATAATACAAGTGCAGGTTCTGCTCCTACAATTTCTACGCAAGTTGGAACATATGCTTTATCGTTTAGCAATGTAGGACAACCGTTAACTCCTGCTGCACAGCAATCTTTACAAACAGATTTAGAATATTACTTAACAAGAATTGATACTATTGCTTGTGATTCTTACGGAAACATCAGCCTAATCAAGGGTGAAGAAAACAGAAACGCGGTTCCACCAAGAATAGGAACAGACAAGTTAGCAATTGCTAACGTTGAGATTCCATCATATCCTGCACTATCCAAGAAGCAAGCTGAAGTTCTCCGTAAAGGAGATTACGCAATCAGACCAAGAGCAACTGGTATTAAAGCTTATACAATGAAAGATATGCACAATCTTGAGAAGAAGATTGATAACATGGCATATTATATTTCATTGAACCAATTAGAATCTGAAACTTCAAACTTGGTTATCAGAGATGAAAACGGTTTAAACAGATTTAAGAATGGATTTATTGTTGACCCATTCAACGATTTAACTTTATCTGAAATTAGTCATCCACAATTTAACGCATCAGTTCCATTTAATCAAAAGATTTTAACTCCATCGTTAAAAACATTTGCTTTGGATTTGATTTACGATTCTTCAACAGGTTCTTCTGTGTTCCCAAGTACCGATAATGGTAAAGCGGCAACAATTGGAAGAAATTCGAGTGTTGATATTATCGAGCAGCCTTATGCTTCTAACTTTAGAAATTGTGTTTCTAATTTTTACAAGTATGTAGGTGATGGAATTATTTCTCCACCTTACGATGCTGCTTATGATACAACAGTTAACCCTGCATCTATTGATATTGACTTAACTGAACCTTTCCAAGAGTTCGTTGATAGTATTCAAGAGTTCATTCCGATGACTGATACTTCAACAACGACAATGTTTGAAAGAGACCCAGGTCGAAGAGGAAGAAGAGGAGCAGGTACACAGACACAAACAATCACAACAAGAACAAGTGAAATTACAATTGACGGTAGCACAACAACCGAAAACTTTGTTGGTGAATTTGTATCTGACTTTAGATTCCAACCATTTATGGCATCAAGGGATATTAAAATCTATATGTCAGGTTTAAGACCTAATCAAAGACATTACTTCTTCTTTGATGGTATTTCTGTTGATGCTCATGTATTACCAGGTTCAATTACAGCGGATTCAATTGATGAAGTTGAAAGATTTGGCGAAAAGGGTGATGCAGTTGAAACCGATGCAAACGGTGTATTAAGAGCGGTCTTCCATTTACCTGCCGAAACATTCTATGTAGGTGATAGGGTATTAGAAATTGCTGACGTAAATCAATATTCAAGTATTGATAGTGGAGCAACATCAAAAGGATTCGTTACTTACCGTGCATACAACTTCAGTGTTGAAAAGACAAGTTTAACAACATCTACAAGGTCACCGAACTTTGATGTGAATACGACAACAACAATTAGAAATGTTGCTCGACGTATTCGAGGTAGAGATCCTCTTGCACAAACATTCTTTATTAAGAAAGGTATGGGTCAAGGTTCAAACTCTGTTTACTTATCAGAAGTTGATGTATACTTTAAACGTAAGCCTGATGGAACGATAGGTGGTGCAAACGCTAATGCTGCACTCAACGGTATCACACTTCAGATTCGTGAAGTATTAAATGGATATCCTACAAACCAAATTCTACCATTCTCTGCGGTTCATAAATTACCAGCAGGAGTAAGTGTATCTGAAGATGCTTCAGTCGCAACAACATTTGAATTTGAAGCACCTGTTAGATTGGACGTTGAAAAAGAATACGCAATTGTTCTTCAGCCTGATGCATCAGATCCAAATTATTTAGTATATACATCTAAGGTTGGTGGTACTGATTTAACACCAGGTGATACTCAAGGTGCTGCTATCGTTCAGGATTGGGGAGACGGTGTATTATTTACTTCAACTAATAACAGTGCATGGTCGTCATATCAGGATGAAGACGTTAAGTTTACAATCAGAAGACACAACTTCAATTCTTCAACAGGTACTGTAAGATTAACAAACAACAAAAACGAATTCTTGTCAGTTACGGATATCACAGGAAGGTTTACACCGGGTGAAAAGATTTATCAAGCAAAAGGTTCTTCAGGAACAGTTGGTGTCACAAACAATAGTAAGACATTAACAGGTACTGCATTATCAAGTGTATATGCTGAAGGCGACTTCATGATGATTGAAGGTGGTAATCCAGTTGTGAAAGGATTATATAAAGTAGTCACAATTGTTAATGCTGATACATTAACTCTTGATAGACCTTGGCCAATTACAACAGGTTCAGCAAATGCAACTCCTGTAGTTGTTGGTGATTTATGTCATTACGATTTAAGAAATCCATTTGAAATGCATTTAGAAAATTCATCGGTTAGTTCTTCTAAAGTATTTACTGTAAGCGATCCTTTAGATGCAACCACTAAGATTCTTGGAATAGATAGTGGTAATTCTGCTGATATAGCATCAATTGATAATATCAATTTAAGTTATGTTCAGCCTATGATTATGAAAGCTGCTGATGATGTTTCTAAGACAACATTATCAGGTACATTCGTTCCACCTGATGATGTAAATATAACATATGATATGCCAATGGCTTTCAATGATAATAATCACTTTAGTACAGACGGTGTTATTATTTACAGTATGTCTAACGATCCTTCAAGAACAAAAGTATTTAAAGTAAATGTTGGACTTGAGAATGGCAGCAACGTCACATCAACTCCATTTGTTGATATTGAAGCATCTAAATTAATTGCATATCAATATAAGATTACGAATAGTGCTGATACAACAGCAAAGTATATCAGTAAGACTATTGAGTTAGCCGAAGATCTTGATGCTGAAGATTTCAATTTAATTCTTTCTGCTTATCGTCCAAAAGGAACAGATATTAAAGTTTATATCAAAGCTCAGAACGGATATGACAATGATGAGTTTGATAATTTAGCTTGGACTGAATTAGAATTATTTGAAGGAGTAGGTTCATTCTCAACGGCGACACAATTACAAGATTATAGAGAATTTAAATATAGAATCAATGCTTCAAATAAGGTAAGTCAATTACCTTCTGAACCATTTACATATACATCACAAGCTGGTGTATTCCAAGGATTTAAGAGATTCCAAATTCGTATAGATATGTTATCTCCAAATATCCATAATGCACCAACACTTAAGGACTATCGTGGTATTGCACTTACGTAGAAAATATTATGACTGATAATTTAAATAGAGATAAATCCGGAGCAGTACTTAATACAGACCTCGCAGCCTTAAATAAATATAAGGTAGAAAGGAATTTGTATCGCAAGGTCGAGAGAATCCAAAATGACTTATGTGATATCAAAAGAAGCATAGTTGATATTTACGAAAGAATAGAAAAACTGGAAGAAAGATAAGATGGCTCGTAATATAGGAACAATTAATACATCACAAACCTTTCAGAATTGGTTTGATAAAACGAATGATCTCGTTGAAGAATTGCGAGACAACATTATCACGGCTTCTTCAAGTGGAGATTCCACAACAGGTGATGCAACTTTAATTGGAGATTTTACATCAACTAATTTAATCGCAAGTACATTACTTTCATCTAACGAGATTGCTGCGGTAGGAAGTTTAATTAATTTCCAAGATCCTATACAAATTACAGGTACTTCTGCTACAACAGCAACATTCCTATATGCAGGAACAGGTGGTCAAACAAGATACACTGATGGTAATTTATCTTGGGATGTTGGATTAGAAAGTTCTAACCCAGGCAATTTTATTATTGATACTGGAGCAGGTCAAACTAAATTAGAATTATCAGTCGCAGGTACATTAACGGTACCTAATCTTATTGTGACAGATGTTATCTCTGCGAATACAATTTCATTAGGCGGTGGCGGTTCAGGTTTAAACTCTGATGATATTGATGAAGGTACGCAGAATTTATATTTTACTGATGCAAGAGCAATCGGAGCATTCACTGGCGGTGACGGTATTAATATCGCAACTGATGGAACAATTTCATTTGACGGTGAAGGTAAATTAACCACTTATGAAGGTGATGAATTTAGAATAGCAGGTTCAATGGGTGCTGCTGGTATCAAAGCTTATATAGATGGAGCATACTTAAGCGGTGTTGGATTTGGAAGATTAAGATGTGATTGGTCAGGTAATACTTATGATGTATTAACTTGGCTCCCATCAGGTATTGATGTAAATGGTTATGGTCGTTTTGAAGATGACGTAAGAATTGATAACGGCGATCTTGTTGTAAGAAATAGCTCTAACGATATTACGGCATTCATAGACAATAGCGGTAATGGTTATTTTACAGGTGATGTGACAACAAACGGAAACGCATCGGACGAAAGATTAAAGGAAAATATTGTTCCTCTTGAAAAAGGATTAGGAACAGTAGAACAAATTAAAACGTATACATTTAACTATAAAGATAGACCTGAGGATACCCTACCTGGTGTAATTGCTCAGGAG